TGCACAATCCAGCTGAAAGCAAAACGTAACAGCACCACGGTGGTGGTGAACACGCTGGCCTCAGAAAATCCGGATGAAGCCGGGCGTTATAGCATGGACGTTGAGTACGGTCAGTACAGCGTTATTCTGTTGGTGGAAGGGTTCCCGCCGTCACATGCCGGGACCATCACCGTGTATGAAGATTCTCAGCCGGGTACGCTGAATGATTTTCTCGGTGCCATGACGGAGGAGGATGCCCGGCCGGAGGCACTGCGCCGTTTTGAACAGATGGTGGAAGAGGCAGCGCGTCACGCTGAGGAGGCGAAGAAGAATGCCGGAGAGGCAGAGACGTCAGCGAGGAATGCGGGTATATCAGCCGGCCAGGCGGAAAAGAGTGCAGTAAATGCTGACACTTCAGCAGGAGATGCATCGGAGTCAGCCCGGCAGGCGACAGAAAGTGCAGCCTCAGCAAAGCAGTCAGAGGATGCGTCCTCGTCCTCGGCTTCTGCGGCCGCTCAAAAAGCCAGTGAGTCATCACAAAGTGCAGCAGAAGCTGAATTGTCAAGAAAGACGGCAGAAAGTGCAGCCGGTAATGCATCCAGGGATGCAACGACCGCAGCAGAAAAAGCCCGGGAGTCAGCAGAAAGCGCACAGTCAGCGGAACAAAGCAGGATAGCGGCGGAAGACGCCGTAAACCGAATCCCCACCGTGGTGGGACCTCCCGGGCCAAAGGGAGAACCGGGGCCCGCGGGTCCTCAGGGGCCGAAGGGAGATAAAGGAGAGCGTGGCGACACCGGTCCTGTCGGGGCAACCGGTGAGCGGGGACCGGCAGGTGATGCTGGTCCGGCAGGCCCGCAGGGGCCGAAAGGCGACAGGGGAGAGCGGGGAGAGACCGGTCTGACGGGAAATGCAGGTCCACAGGGTCCAAAGGGAGATACCGGTGCGGCAGGTCCGGCAGGCCCACAGGGACCGAAAGGAGAAACAGGTGCGGCTGGCCCGGTGGGGGCAACCGGACCTCAGGGACCAAAGGGCGACCCGGGGGAGACACAAATCCGTTTTCGTCTGGGGCCGGCGAGCATTATTGAGACAAACAGCAATGGCTGGTTCCCGGATACAGATGGCGCACTCATCACCGGACTGACCTTTCTTGACCCCAAAGATGCCACACAGGTTCAGGGGCTGTTTCAGCATTTGCAGGTCAGGTTTGGTGACGGGCCATGGCAGGATGTTAAGGGACTGGATGAAGTGGGCAGTGATACAGGCAGTAGTGGAGAATGACATGAATATTTTGAGAAAGCTTATGCAGAGTCTGTGCGGTTGCGGAAAGCATGATGACTGTGAAAACGGGCAGTCGCTTACAGCACAACTGCGACTGGGACCGGCAGACATTCTGGAGTCAGATGAGAATGGCATTATTCCAGAGCAGGACAGGGTAATCACACAGGTGGTGATACTGGATGCAGATAAAAAGCAGATACAGTGTGTGGTAAGACCGCTGCAAATCCTGCGTGCTGACGGGACGTGGGAAAATATTGGCGGGATGAAATAGCCGACGGGTTCACAAAAAACCGGAGTCCGGCTCCGGTTTTTGTGTTGCAATGTCCGGGGGATATTTGTTAGGAATGTTTGGATAGGTCTATTTTGAAGGTTGAAATGTATGTTATCGCCCTCTTCTATAAATTTGGGATGTTCATGGAGTTCTTTAACCAGAAACCTGACTTCGCCTGATAATCGTGTTCTATCCTCTGTAAGGGATGCTGCAGTTCACTCTGATAATGGGGCGCAAGTAAAGGTGGGCAACAGAACATATCGTGTTGTTGTCACTGATAATAAGTTTTGCGTTACAAGAGAAAGTCATAGTGGTTGCTTTACTAATCTGTTGCACAGGCTGGGATGGCCTAAGGGAGAGATTAGCAGGAAAATTGAGGTGATGCTGAATTCATCGCCAGTGAATAGGGCTATGGAAAGAGGAAGTGTTCATTCGAACAGACCTGATTTACCTCCTGTTGATTATGCACTGCCAGAGTTGCCTAGTGTGGATTATAACAGGTTGCCTGTGCTGGGTAATGTTATTGGCAAGGGGGGGAACGCTGTAGTGTATGAAGATGCGGAGGATGCAACAAAAGTTCTGAAGATGTTTACAACATCTCAAAGCCATGAAGAGGTGACAAACGAAGTTCGTTGCTTCAACAAATATTATGGCGCCGGGAGTGCAGAAAAAATATATGGCGACAATGATGATGTTCTTGGTATTAGAATGAATAAAATAAGCGGGGAGTCGCTTTTTAATATTTCGTCATTGCCAGTACAGGCTGAGCAGGCTATTTACGATATGTTTGACAGGCTGGAGCAAAAAGGAGTTCTTTTTATCGATACAACAGAGACAAATGTCTTATATGACCGTGTAAGGAATGAATTTAATCCAATAGATATATCATCTTATAATGTTTCTGACCGTTTATGGAGTGAAAGTCAAATAATGCAATCTTACCATGGCGGAAAGCAAGATCTTATTAGTGTGGTATTAAGTAAGATATAATAATTTCATCCATAAATATTATTTGCAATAATATTTATGGATTCATTTGTCAAGAGGTTTTTGATATGTTACCAACAAGTGCTTCTTCAGCAAATCTTTATTCATGGATGTATATATCGGGAAAAGGTAACCCTTCGACTCCGGAATCAGTAAGTGAACTTAATCATAATCATTTTCTTTCTCCGGAATTACAAGATAAACTTGATGTTATGGTCTCTATATATTCATGTGCCAGAAATAATAATGAGCTTGAGGACATTTATCAAGAGCTAAGTGCTTTTGTAAGTGGGGTGATGGATAAGAGAAATAGTGTATTTGAGGTGAGAAATGAAAATACTGATGAGGTTGTCGGAGCGCTGAGGGCGGGAATGACGATAGAGGATAGAGATAGTTATATCAGGGATCTTTTTTTTCTGCATTCATTGAAAGTAAAAATTGAGGAAAGTAGACAAGGTAAAGAAGGTTCGAAATGTAAAGTTTATGATCTGCTATGTCCGCATCACTCTTCAGAGCTATATGGTGATCTACGAGCAATGAAATGCCTTGTGGAAGGATGCAGTGATGATTTTGATCCTTCTGATATTATTAGGGTTCCGGATCTTACTTACAACAAAGGATCTTTACAATGTGGATGAATTAGAGGGAGGGCCTGTGAGCCTGCTTACTATTTTGTGTAAATGCTTTTTTTAAAAGTGATCATCAAGGTGGCTACCAAACTTGATTATAAAGCGGCATTGTCCATTTCTGTGACGTGGATTGCCAACCAATCACTTTTTTTGCTGACTCGTAGTCGGGGATATCGGGGACACCTTGCATTTCCTGACGGCGTGCTATACGACACCTCGCTGTACACACGTAGTTACAAATTTACCCCAGCGCAATGGGCTCAGGAGGGGGCGATTAATTTCATCAGATATTCTTCGTCAGAAGGTGGTGATTATCCATGATATTGATGTATCGACTTTTTATAAGATGTTTCTGGTCAGGATTATATAAAACCGCAGACACGTCGTATGCAAGAAGGCGCTACGGTTGGCTGATAAACCTTTCGCCAGCATCATCTGCTTCAACCCAGTAAAAAGAGACGCGGAAAAATGCACAATAGGCACCACACGTCATGCATGGATTAGGATTGTTCATAAACTCACTACGCAAGTATGAGTAATGTTAAGGGATATCAGGCAATATTTTATCAGAAAGAAAACAGGAATATGGTTAAAAATAACTCAAAGAAGGCTTGGAATATTCTTCTTAAATTTCACGTAATATATTGATTTTTCGTGTATGTTTTTAAGGCATTTATTCCAAGGAAAAATTATAACCTTTTGATTTTACGGTTCGGTATCATCGGTCTCGAAAACCGGAGTGGGGGCAACTCCACCGGGGGTTCAAATCCCCCTCTCTCCGCCAAAATTCAATCACTTATACATCATTAAGTCAGTGACAAAAATCACACTTGGAATTACTTGGAATATTTTCTTGGAATATTTTCTTGGAATATTTTCAGGTAACGGGACATCAAGTGTCGGTGAAACTTTAACCTTCCTGTCATAGATTAGCACTTGCCCCTCGGTTTTGTGACCAGAGAAAAGTTGCTTATCCCGACTGCTTCCTTCATAGTCTGAAATTCCTTTCGCCTTCAGATCATGAAAGGTGAAGTCGGTTAAAATACCTGAAATTTTGCCTGCGCGATTTCTTGCTTCTACCCACATTTCGTTAAAGCCTTTGTACATATATCGGTTGCCGTATTGATTGCTGATTACATAGGCGGATGTTGGTAACTGTTTTGCTTTTTCGATCGCCGCCTGTAATCGTGGACTCCATGCTTTTATCTGTTTTTTTCCTGTTTTCCCTTGCTGGATAAAGATCCCGTCGTTTCCAATCTGCTCCCATTTCAGCGATAACACATCGGAAACCCTCGCTGCACACAGATAGGCAATTTCCATTGCGATAAAAACAGGAAGAGGTGCAACGCTTAATACTGCCTGGTATTCTTTGTCGGTTACATATCGTTCGCGGTTTTTGGCCTTGAATTTACTTACACCTGCACATGGGTTACCCTTCACGTACCCTCGCTCATACCCCCAACTGTAAACGCGGGACATACTGCTTTTTTCATGGTTGGCTTGCGTTTTACTCTGCTCCCCTCTCTTGTCCATGTATCGACGGATGTGTTCTGGTTTTATGGAATCTGCCGGCACCTTACCGAATACGGCAAGCAACTTTTTTTGATGTTGCAGATAATCTTTTTGTGTTCTTGGACTGAGGTCACTGTAATAGGCGCTGGCGAGGAATTTTTCCCACAAGCGACCGAATGTCATTGCACGATCGCGATTATTTACAGTTTCCTCATACTTTTTCCATAAAGCAGCTAAACCATCCTTGATGGCGGTTAGTGTTACAGATTCTCTGGATGTTGGTTTCCATACATAACTATATTTATTTGGGTATACATTTGGAGGTAATTTTTCGTGTTCAGGATTTTTCCTTCGTCTTCCCATCAGATCGCACCAAAATTCGGCTCTACCTCGCGTGGTGGTAAAGTTTTATTGCAGGTAAATAGCTCCCGGCTGACAATCGGTTTGCCACTACGATTGGTATAGAACGGAAGCCCGTTTTCCATTAACCATTTTCGCTGGTGGCTTGCATATTTGCAGCCCGTTAATATTAGCAATTCATCTTCGGTTAAAAATAAGCTGCTCATAGCTATATCTCATAACCGCCGCTAACTATATACGGTTAGCGGCAATTAGGGTTGAACATTAAAAATCAGCCTGACTCGGGATCAGTTTTTGCCAGATAGCTGAAACGTATTTTGCCTGGTAACGGGCGTCATCAAGTGCATTATGGCGCTCACCTTCGAATGGAATAGCCGTTCTGGCATCGAAGTCTATGGCTTTCCCCAGCTCAACGATTGTGCGTACATCGCGATCGTTGTAGTAACGCCACGGGCAGGGGATCCCCTGCCGTTCGTATGAACGGCGCAAAATCGTGTTGTCGAAGTTGGCTCCATTTCCCCAGACATGAACAAAAAATTCACCGGAGTTTTCGTCGATAAATTCCCGCAATTGTAACAGTGCATCATCTAACGGGATTTCATCGGCCATAATGGCAGATTGCGCTTCGCGTGATTGTTTAAGCCACCATTTAATGGTGTCCCGATCAATGACTCCGCCAGCAGTTTCCAGATCGATAGTCTTACTAAATTCCGGTCCCATATCTCCGGTTTGCGGATCGAAAAATATTGCACCTATTGAGATAATCGGGGCATCGGGATTTTTTCCCATGGTTTCAAGGTCGATCATCAGATGAATCCCCGCTCTGCTGGTGGATGTGAGATTATGATGACCGTTCGCCTTAATTAAGGGATCTGACGCCTCGCCAGTTTCACTATCGCTGGCATGATGCTGATTGCCGCCAGTGTTCTCCTTGTGCTGATGCGCAGTGCCTTCCATTTCCTCCGGATCATTTTCCTGAACTTCAGGCTGATTCTCTCCATCGAATATTTCCTGGTATGTTGCGTCACCCATCACCGCACCACAATCAGGGCAGTTGCCGCCACCGCTCTGACCGCAGGCGGTGCAGATCTTTTCCGGTTCCTGTTGCACTACTGGTTCAGGTTGTTTCGTTTCTGGCTCGTTTTGTAACGCATTTGGGCTGTTTTGTTCCGCTTTTTGGTAGTTCCGTTCCGATTCATGCTGGTTCTGGTTCACAGAATCGCGAGTCTGGATCCCCTTGACCCATTTCGGATCATTAGGGGCGCTAATCCCCTCAACAAATTCACCACGCGATACAGCAAGTAACTTATCGGCGTCAGGCTGGCTGATATTGGCTGCCTGCATAATTTTGTTTACTTCGTCAGCGGTAACTTTTACCGGCCCTGGTTGTGCGGTCGTGTCAGATGCACCAGTATTTTGTTGTGAACCTGAGTATGTACCGTTTTTGCGGGCGAAATATTCTTCTTTCGTGATTTCAGTAGCCCCAGCAGACAGCGCCTTATCCAGACCAGAAAGTTTGTTTGCGCGACCGTATTTTTCGCCATCCTTGTCGGTGAAGAGGAAGTAGAACGGCCCCTCACGCTCTACAGATGGTTCAGCTTCCGGCGCGGTTTCATTTTTTGGGATATCAGATACCTCAGTTTCCACTGCATCAGTTTGTGTTTCTGATGACTGGAGAACATCAACAGTGCCCAGGTCTGTTTCTTCATTCTCAAACACGCCCTTTGTCGTCAGGTATTCGCAGATATATTTGTTCAGTGCTACGGGATCTTTGTGAATGTCGATCGGACGTTCACGGACAAGGCCAAAAATAGTCTGGCGGTCGTAGCGAAGGGCATCAGGCTGTTTGCGCATTGATGCCGAGATACGCTTCCAGTCTTCGCGGCCGTTGTCGATAACTTCATTTTTTGCCCAGCGATGGATGCTGCCGTCAATGTTTCCGGCATCCACATCACCAGGCCAGAGAGCGTAGGCCAGTTCGTCATCCAGTGTTTTCCATGTCTGCTTGTATTCGCGATGAATGGCAGCAATGACCGGGCTGATTTTTCCTGTTGAATTTTCAGTGTACTGTTGATTGGCTCTGGCGCGGGCGAGATCAACAACAGACGTGTATTTTCCGGTTTCCTTGCGTTCACCTTCGCGACGTTTTTTCCAGATGCGCATCTCTGCCTGAATTTCGGGCCATTTAGCACCAGGAATACATTTATGCTTAACCCACCCAATGGCGTGCAACTTAAGCTCCGGATACATGGCGTTAACTTCTGGCATTTTCATCAACGCTTCAACGATATGTCCGTCGAATGTTGCCATGTCTTCCTGCAACAATTCCTGTGCGCTAATAACCATATCAACGGTGATGTTTTCACATGTGTCGAACTTAACCATGACAGCGTTCTGTACTTCAGGGGCCAGCTTGTCAAAAGTGACGTTCATCGGATCGGATTCAGTCTCAACCGGGACAAAAGAAGCAGACTCCTCATCCCAGCGGTTTTCCTGCATATATTCAGCATCCCATGAATCGAGGGCAGGGCGGGGTATGCCAGGTTTATCCTCGCAGACAATAAATTTATAAGCGCAGTCCTGAGCAGCCGGATAATGTTCCAGGAATTGCCAGTGAAATTTTGCGCGGGCGCGACATTCATCACCGGCTTCAATGGCAGTGGCTACAGCGACTGCACCTTCTTCCTTTATTGCCTGTTCGTCCGGAATGGCGGCGCAAATAAAGACTTTACTCATTTTGTTTTACCTCATTACAGATTTAAGGGTGAACAAATCCCTGCCATTGCTGGCATATAAGAATGAAACCGGATATTTATTACGGAACTGTTTTAAAGACCTGCCGGGATTTCGTTATTATCCTGGTGAATAACTTTATCGACCGGGTAACAGTTACCGGGAATTTTCTGTTCGGTTGCTGCAGTCACACACTCCTGCATTGTCCTGTGAACACTGACTGCAATATCAACTGGCTCTCCGGAAACAAGAAAAACTGTCAGAACAAGTGCAAATGCTGTATTCATTGCCAGCATCCTTTTTGTATCGGACGTAAACGGGCCAGCATTGAAAGAATGCATATTTTATTTAATAACTCCCGTTCGTGTTTTCTCTTGTTAATGGCATCTTCAGTAAATACAGGGTTACTGATAGTGACACCAATTTCAAAACAACCTTCAGACGTATTAACGTTTGGTAATAACGTTTCCATTATCGCGTCCTCAACAATGAATTTTGTGATGCGATGCCTGGTGCCTCCAGGTGACGTTAACCAGTTAACAATTAACGCCGGATACAGAGAATCCACCCATAACACTGTTTTTGGTTTTAACTGTTCCGCGTGCGCTCAGCCGCATTCACCACATCACAAAATTCACTTTAAAAAGGGCGGCAGAGCAGTCACGGAGTAAAACTGATACCGCCAAACGTCACCAGAAAATTGATAACAGAGGGCGTTGCAGCGGGGTTGTCACTTAAGCGTATGGTCAACCTGACAACCCGGTGTCCTCAACGGGGGAAGGAATAACCCCGCCATACTTACCGCCGCGCCATTTCGCGGATTGCCACAACCGGAAGCGCACGGTCGACGAAAATTTAACGACAGGCTATCTATGAACCAGCTACCTCGCCGTGCGCTTTCGCGTTATGGTCTGACTTTTCAGGGAAATATCCTTTCAGTAAACTGTCAATGCCGGATGCTCACC